TAGCAATACCTAAGATAGGATTTACCAGACCTGCAGCAATAGTCAAACCTTTATTAACAGTGTTGGCAGATACACTACCATCAGGGTTTAAAGTAAAGCCACCAGCCCCTGTGCTAACGCTTCCAGTATCACTTGATGTAATATTACCACCATAAGAGTTGACACCTAGATTTCCTCCTGTTGTACTTGTATCTGTTGTAGTTGTTGAAGTTGTTCCATTCTTACCTGTAACTAATGCATTAGCTAGAGCCAAGTCAGTCATGGAAGTATTGTTGTTAGTGGTAGTTAAATTTGTATTACCACTATCTACACTAGCAGCACTAGAAGTATTCTGTGCTGCTGTGCTTCCAGTTTTAGTTGTAGGTGTTGTAAAGGCAGTGCCTGTTAAATTGCTTGTGGGGTTTGTATCTACAACAGAATAACCTGAAGGAATATTACCAGCAGGTCTACCATTGAAGTATGTCATATACATTGTATCGCCAGCAGCGTTCTTTAACATCCTAACATCCAAGGCAGGATTGGTAATAGAGGTTCTTTGAATGTTATGCTGAGCTAAGATATCTTTGTCTGCTGGAGGAACATAAACAACACCACCACCAGCAAAGTGTTTATCACCGCCTTCACTGTCTACCTCAGCCATGATGTCATCAATCTCTTGACCAAACTCATCACCATGTAGAGCTTCTGGATTTTCTACCTGATCAGCATTACCCATCTGACCAATCTCATTCATACGAGCAAGACCTGCTTTAGCTTCATCACGAAGCTTCATCAATCTTTCAAGACCAATGTAGCGAACAACGTCAGCAGGAATAACAAACTCACCCTCGCTGAGTTTAGCTGGAATGTCATCTCTCACTTCATTCTGAAGCGCACCGGGAGGAACATCATTACCACTCACTGGGTCTTTAGTTCCACCCTGCTGATTCATACCGCCCTCAGCAAAGAGCCTGTTCATATCATTGTTCAACATTTACTTCATCTCTCAAATATTTAAGATGGCGCAAAGCAGCAATGGCTCCTTGTGCCTTAAACACATCACTCATTTCTACTGCTTGCTCCAGCTTTCTCTGTTGCTGAACTACGTTATAGTCCAACATTTCACAGAAAGCTTCCCACTGTAAGTGGTTACTAGCAAGCGGTTTAAGCTTGGGGAGGAACGGCTTGTTGTTGTTGTTGGACATTACCTGAGAATCCTTGTTCACCCGGAGCAGGTGCAGCACCAACTCCAATATTACCACCGCCGCCACCAGTCATATCTTGTACACCGGGAGCACCTCCAGCAGGTGCAGCAGGTGGTGTAGCACCTGATGCTTCCTGATGTTGCTTCAGCAAGTAGGCTTGCAATGCAGCCTCTTCCATACTGTTAGTCACCTTGTCTGGGTCTAAGTCCATACTCTTAGCAATCTCTTTGATAATGTATGGGAACTTAGCAAACGGCATCAATGCTGGAGAACTAGCAATCTGCAAGAACTGCATCAATCGCTGGCTTCTCACCTCATTAGCCATCAAACTTTCTGTACCCTTAGCCTTAACTTCCAAGTCGCCTCTAATCTCAGCATCAAAGTCAAACTGCATGTTGAAGCTGAAGAAAGCTTTACCCAAAGGCTCTAACAAATAATCATCAATGTTCTTGATGACAGTCTTGATGTTTCCAGAAGCAGCACTCATCAACATGCTGATGCCGGAAGCAGTACGACCTACACCAGAGATACCTGTCTGTCCATGTGAGAACGAAGGAATGCCTGTTGATTCATCAGCAAGTTGTCGTGCCTTATCAAACAGTTGTAAGTTCTCAGCAGCCACGTTAGGAAACTTAGTACCAAACAAACTTTGACCGGGAGCACCACCCTGTCTTCTAAACACTTTACCGGGGTAGACAGAGAGTTCTTGACCGGGAACCAAATTGGTTTCATCAATCTCAAACACCAAGTTACCAGACAACACGGCATTGTCCACAGCCATACGCATGAAACCATTCATGAGAGTCTGTGTATCATTCATGTTCTCACCAACACCAATACCTGCCAATGAATATGGATTCAATTCATATGGAGCAGCATGATATGGAATCTTTGCTGGCTTGAACGGATTCAATACCAAACGTAAGATGGAGCCGTTGCAATACCAAATGTTAGCTTGCAACTCTTCCATGTCTTCCAACTCTGGAGGAATCTCTACATCATTCTCTTTAAGCAAATCAATGGAAACATTACCCCAGTATTCCAACACTTCATATCTGTTGATACCAAAGCGAGGAGCATAGTCTCTCAAGTCATCTTCCCAATACTTCTTAACGTAACCTTCGCCTTGATCAACAACTTGATCAATAACATTACCACGGAAGAATGGTCTTCTCTTCAGAGCATACATCTCTGTTCTGCTCAGCTTGTGACGCTCAATGACATACTGACACTGATCCATATTAACTGCATCTGGATCCCAATAGAAGTTCCAGATAGAAACATGAGAAACTTCAGGAACAGTTTTTAAGGTGGGCGTATACTTACCTTCTTCATCCCAGTTAGGATATTCTTTATTAAGAGCAAATGGACCTTTCATGATGCCTGTACCAAACAGAGCCATCTCAAAAGCAGTAGATCTCAAATGCTTAGTAGCACCACTCTCATCCAACTGGTCATGAATCTTCTTCTCCATCTTCTTAGCAGCAGCAGCGGCTGGATGGAATGTAATACTGTTAGGTGTAGCACCCGGACCATCTCTTAAGTTTTTAACATCCTTAAGCTTTTCTTTGTATGGACCTAGATTGTTTTGTACTGTGTATGCTGTAGTGCCGGGAGGAAATTCTTTACCATCACCTTTATATCCATAAGGTGAAGAAACATCCTGCTCAGTGTCAGCCATGTCAGCAGGTTCTGTAGGATCAAAGTGAACAGAGTCAGCAACACCATCAGGAATTGGTGTAGGATCTACAGACAGAGGAAACTTATTATTGGCAAACAAGACATCAGTAATCTGACCATATGCTGCCAGTGTCTTAGTCTTTGTTACTTTAATAAACACACGAGACTTCTCTGTCTCAGTGAATTGAACATCAGGACCATAGATGCCACGATAGTTTCTATAAGCTTTTAACCAACGTGTCTCGTCAGTGATGCGACTTTCTTCAGACTTGCTAAAAAGTTGTTGAATATATTTAACAAGAGAGTCCCCTTGGAAAGTATCGTCTCCATCTTTCTTAATATCTTTTAATGCAATAGGATCACTATCCATGAAAGATTGTTTCTCTGCCATATATTACCTTTAATATCCCATCACTGGATCAGCAACTTGCAAACCAGAGGGTCTAGATGTTGCTGGATTATAGTCCCAAATACTACTTCTGGGTCTACTCATTACGCCATATCTAAGGGCATCATATAAGTGATCCTCAGACTTAGTATCAATGTCTTCCGGATTCCTTTTGTCTAGAGGAATGATAGGAAGTTGTGCTATCGTATGCACACAGTTGCTTGTTATAACCATTCTTGGTTGTTCTGTAAAGGGATCGAGCTGAAGTCTACGATGTATCTCATTCTTACCAGATACACGACTACCTGCACTACGATCTGCTGGCCTCCACTTACAACCTTCTAAAATCATTTGCTCAGCAAGAGACGGACCTGTGTCACCACGCTTATGCCAGCAACTACTATCAAGAACACCATAGCGGATAGTCCCATCATTTTCCTCTGCTCTCAAAATCATGTGAGCCAAATCCTTAGCAAGCACTTTGCTAACATAAAGCTCACGATAAACTACCAATTGTTCGCTAGGAGATACAGCAAACCACACAACAGCACTAAAACTACCATATCCATAGTCGCAAGCCCTAAACCTAGTCCAGTTTTTTGGGATGTCAAAGGGTTCAACCACATGAATTTGTCTATTAAACTCAGGAAAGGCTGCACCTTCTGCAATATCCCAGTTACCTTCCAGCAATTGCTTCCTCTGATGCTCAGGAAGAGACAGCAACATCGTCTCATAGTCACCTGTTTGCATCAAATAAGGGTTATCCGTCAACATAGCAGGGATAAACCTACGCTTAAACAGCGGTTGACCCTCTTTACTGTGTCCTTTTGGGTACACTAGGGTGGTTCCACTGTCAATATCGGTGGCATCGAAGGCTTTACCAGCAGGAGAAGGGTCAATAAACATCTTCTTCACCCACGCATGACCCGGACCACCCGGATTGGTAGTGGCTCTCATGAAGATTGGTAGGTCTGCAGCCGCTGTACGCAGTCGAGAACGCATATAGTTCCACGGAAATGGCGTATGCCACTGAGTCAACTCATCAAAACCAATCCAACTGAACGCCAAACCCTGATATCTCAGTACGTCTTCGTCTCTATCAAGGTAAGACATCCATAGTCTAGCCCCTGATGGTGCTTCCCATTGCATCTTTCGCTCACTCCACTTGATGCCGGGGTAAATCTTTGGATAAAGCTCTTGGCTTTTCCAGATAAGTTCTCGAAGTTCTTCTGTCGTATGACGCAAAAGCAACCCAGAAAACTGTGGATGCACCATATACCTAAGCGGATCTGCAAGCATGGCATAAGATTTACCACCACCAGCAGCACCACCATACAACACTTCCCTCTCTGAAGATGCTAAGAAGAATGTTTGAGGCCCGGGATTGGGCTTAAACAACACTTCTCTGTCATCAGCGATTGGTAGCGGTGTCTCCTCCGAGCTTGCTATCGATATATTCGGTAAGCTTGCTGTAGCTTTCTGACTCGAAGTATCCGGTTTGGTCTTCTTTGCCGAGCCTCTTTTCGTACCTTTGCGCTTGCTCAAGGGCTTTTTGGAGCCTTCGGGCAAGGTTGCGGTAAGTAGTGGATTTGTATCCGTGTTTTCGCTCACTCTTTATTCTCTTTAAAAGACCAACATGACTAATTTCTCTGCCACTCACCTTAGTCAACCAAGCAGCAACCTGCCTAGAAGGATATTGTTTTAGATGCTTCTTAGCTTTCTCTAACGCTTCAAGCTCTGCAGGTATTGGCTGCAAGAGGTCAGGATCTGTTTCATCTTGTCTGTAGCCAAAAGGTATAGTTCTACCAATCTTTGGTATGGGTACATATGTTTCCTTATCTCTAGGCTGTGGAAGTATCCAAGCCCCTAAGTCTCTCTCACTCACTCTTATCTTTGGCTGGCAAAATCATAATTCCAGATGGAGCTTCAATCTGAACCTTATCAGTTTTTACCAAGCCAGCCCTGTCTAACAAATCTTTAGCAGCATTGAGTTTCTCTTTCAAGCCAAGCTCTGTAGGATCGGCAATGCCACTAACAACAGCCATAGCTGCACGAGGTGCATTCATGGCGATGTAAAGCTGTGTAGCTTCAATGACTTCTTCCTTGAGAGTGTCCATAATCATCTTAGTAGCATAGCCTTCGCTATAGCCAGCAAGCTGCCTTGCCTTAGCCGGATTACCACCAGCCTCAGCAAATAACACCTCAATGAACTTCTTCTGCTGTTCGTTTAGTTCTCTCTTAGCCATTACTTCATCTTCTTCAATGTCTGGGCAAGTCTGGCTCTTTGTCCCATTTTACCGGGAGCTTTAGCAGCCTTTGCCAATGTCTTAGCAGGAATAGTCTTGCCTTCCTTAACACCCAGTTCTTTTCTCAAAGCTCCGGGCTTCTTAATTGCTTCTTGAATCCATTTAGTAGCCATGATGTTCCTTACAAGTTAGATACGGCAAACTGTTCTTTAACTCGAACAGATACAACGATAGAGCTACCAGCACTTGCCAGTCCTCTTAATTTATCACCAGCTTCCAGATATAACGCATCTGTAATTTGTAACACACTGTTAGGTTCCATCCTCACAGTGGTAGCAATCGGGTAGTAAGTTGTATTAGACAATTTATACCAGTCTAAATTAAAAGTAGCTGCCGAAGATGTAATATTACTGATGAGGATGGAATCGATGGTGGCTTTAAAACTAGTAGGCACAGTGTATACATCTGCATTACTAGTTGTCAGCGTTAAACCTAGTGTTCTATTTTTGCTGGTCATGTTAAATCATAGAAAGTTAAAGCACCATAAGCATCACCAGTGGTAGCACCATCAACGGTTCTAATAGCCACTGTGAATACATCACTGACACCAGCCAATGAAACACCTAGTTGTAAATCAAAATTATATCCAGTGGGAGAAGTAAGTGTAGCTCTTCCCTGTGCTGAAGATGTGATGTAATCCATCTGAAGAATAGTACCACCACTCAAAGCAGTGGCAGAAACATCATAGTCTACATTGTCAAAACTACCAGTGACATAAGAAGCACTAGTCAATGTAGCATTCTTAAACAAAGCCACTTCATAATTCTGGTTAGTCACTGGAATTACGGCTACCCTATTGGGTAGAATAACAGCACCTAGTCTGCTAGAGTTAAGTTTGATAGAAAGCAGCGGTAGGAATGTGTTGCCAATGGTGGCAAGCTTTGTTGTTCTTCTCACCGCCTGTTCAGCAGAAGTGGCTTCATAGCCCCCCTCAGACATAATGGTAGAACAAATCTGTTTCAATGCTGAAGAAGAAGCTACAGTGCCAGTATTAGTTATCTCATAACGAATAGGCAAAATGGCTGTACCCATGTACACAGATGTTAGTGAGTTGGCATTGTGGAATGTATGGGCAACAATGAATTGACCATTGATAACAAATCCACATCTAACACTACCAACACCTAGCCATTCAAAATCTAGGAATAAAATCTGTGTCTTGGTTAAATCTAAAGTGATGCCACTAGCACCAGTACCATCCAGCTTATCACCGTTCCAGCTAGCCTTAGCTACATATCTGGCATCACTAACACTACCACTGGTAGATGTTCTCAAAACAAAAGTAATGCCATTAGCACCCTGTTCTAAGAACACACCATTGGCAGTATTAAAATAACCAACCCTCTGTCTTAAGTTGGTTTTGGCTGTATCCATTTTAAAGGTAGCCAATAACAACAAGCTCTTACCGGGCTGATAAGGGAATACCCTATATGTCTGTCTCACCACTTCATCACCTGAAGTAGTAGAAACACCCATACTCACAGAAGCTTCATTGCTTAAAAAAGAGGCAGCTCCAGATCCAGAAGTGGAGGTACTAAACTGTGGATCAATAGCATATCTATTCTGACTATCGAATAATGTATATGGCTGACTAACACGAAGTCTACCAAATGCATCAACGGTAGGACCACCAAAGCCAACAGTGTTTCCACTGCTGGCAATGCGTACCAATTCTGGATAGCTGGTAATGCTCATTACTTCTTCTTCATTCGTGAAGCTTCAGACAAAGCAATGGCAATGCCCTGCTTTGGATTCTTAACAACCTTGCCACCTTTGCCAGAATGCAGAGTGCCAGTCTTGAACTCATGCATCACTTTACCAACCTTGACTTGTTGCTTCTTTGAGAGCTTAGGAGTTGTTGCCATATCAGCACTTCTTCTTAGCCATGCCACCTTTAGCCATAGCAGCCTTAGGCTTACCAATACCAATCATGATGGCAATGCCCTTACCTTTAGGCATCTTCTCTTCAGACTTCTCTTTCTTAGGAGACTCTTTCTTCTCATGCTTCATCATGGCAGCTTTAGAAGCATAAGTTTCTTTACCTTCTTTAATTTTAGTAGCCATTATTTTTTCCCCTTTGTACCAAACACATTATGTGGCTTCATAGAAGCACCAACACCTTTGTTAACAATCATACCACCCTTAGCCAATTTCTTCTCAGGAGTGCTGGTAGTTGTCGTATTCGCTGGAGACTTAGAAGCCTCATACACTTTACGCTCAAGTTCATTGGCTCTATCAAGATAGGTGTTTCTCACCTCTTGAGGAATAGAGGTGTCCTTAGCCATCTCTCTATACTTAACAATCTTCTCTGTCTCGGTAGCCATAGTTTCTCCTTTTAGTTACCACTTTACCTTGTCTGCCCAATACCCAGCAGACATCTTACCTATGGCAATGTCTTTAGCATGCCTAGCTTTAAAACTCTTTTGCCTAGCTTTTTCTTTTTCTGTTGTTGGATGAGCACCAGCACCTTTAACACCCTGCTGTCCAAATCGAATAAGCTTAACCTTATCACCTTCTTTGGCTAACACAGCATGACTCTTTGTAGGATGAGACGGTGTAGCTTTAGGTTTGTTATACCCGCTAAACTCTTCAGTTCCTCTTTTTATCATGTTTATTTTTCCTCGGTAGATGTCTATGTTCTTTCCATCCCTCAGCTCTCATAGCTTCTTCAACTCTGTCTAAGGGAAATACATAACCAGTATGTTTTTCCATAGCTGCTCTGACGTAATAGACATCACTATGGAATAGATGCATTTTGTCTACATAACCCCTATGTAACGCTAATGAAGCCTGTGTAAATACACTGTAGGGATATGTGTATGTTAAGCCTTTGTCTTCTAGCTGTTGTCTAGTGTATAAGTTCATAATGCTTTATGCTAACACACATAGCCTAGCTAAGGTGGTATGTCAGCATTTATTGCTGATCATAACAACCTATCCCAATGTATGTCTATAAGTGTTGTTGACTGTTTATATCACATAGTGATATACAACCAACTATACCTA